TGCGTTACCTCGGCCTTGCTCAGTTGAAGACTGAAGGCGGTCAAACGTCTTTCGATAACGGCGCTGGTGAGCGTTATGTATACAACCAAGAGCATAACGAAATTGCTCTCGGCTATGCAATTACGCGTAAAGCCATCGACGATAACCTGTACAAGACCCAGTTCCAACCTTCGAACCTCGGCCTGATTGAGTCATTCCAACAGACCAAGGAAATCTACGGTGCGAACATCTTGAACACGGCAACAACCTACAACGCCAACATTGGCGGTGACGGCGTAGCGCTTTGCTCGACCTCTCACCCCATCGACGGTGGTACGGTTGCCAACACGCCAGCCACTCAGGTTGACCTTAACGAAGCTACCTTGTTGAATGCGATGATTTCGATCCGCACGAACTTCAAGGATCAAGCTGGTCTGAAGGTATTCGCCCGTGGCCGTAAGCTTATCGTTCCGCCACAGCTTGAGCCTGTCGCTATCCGCCTTACCAAGACGGAACTCCGTCCGGGTACAGCAGACAACGACGTCAACGCCATCCTCAGCACCAGCGGTGGTCTTCCAGAAGGCTACATGGTCAACGACTTCTTGACGTCGGCCTACGCTTGGTTCCTCCTGACCAACATCGACGGTTTGTCGTACATGGAGCGCGTCAAGTTCGAAACCGACATGCAAGTCGATTTCGTAACCGACAACCTCTTGGTCAAGGGCTATGAGCGTTACAGCTTCGGCTACTACAACTGGCGTTCGATCTTCGGTTCGTTCCCAACGTCTTAATTAATCGGCACCCCCTCTCTTAACGGGGAGGGGGAACTTTAAAGGAGGTCCCCATGGGTACTACTACTTTTACCGGGCCGATTAAGGCAGGCAACGTCCTCCAGAGCGACGGCACCGGCAATCTTGCTGGTGTTGGTGGCTATAACGGCACGGCCAATGTTGGCTTTGCGGTCATGGCTCAGTCACAGGCGATCACACAGGCCACCAATGGCACTGATGCTGGCGTCTTCACGACTGACATTGTGATCCCTGCTGACAGTCAAATCCTCAGCATCACGCTGACGGTTTCGACTATTTGGTCAGGTGCTGCATCAACGCTTGGCATTGGCACCACGGCCTCGGCCACGGCGCTGACTGCTGCTGGCGCTGTTGCAGGTGGCACAAAGGGTATCGTCAGCGCCAGCCCCGGCACTGTTGATGCAGCTATTGCCAACTGGACGGATGTTGGTTCGACTGACATTCAGGTCTTGGTTACATCCACAAACACGGGTACGGGCGTCGGCGTTTTGACCGTCACTTATATCCAGTCTAATAACCTCACGGCATAAGGAGACTCGATATGAAGGGTCGTAAATCACGCGCCTCTGGTGGCGTAAATGAAATGGCACAGGACTCTGCTCAAAAGAACTTGCGCTATACCTATCAAAGCAATGTCAACGAAGAAGCCGAAAAGCGCAAGCGCGGCGGTAAGACTGTTGGCAAAGTTAAAGGTATGGATGCCATGCATCATGCTGGCCGCAAGGCCCGTAAGTCCGGTGGGGCTTGCGACAATGGCAGTCCGTTTTCGTCCGCTCGTCAAGGCACCCCTGCAAAGGGTCGCAATGTCAGCGGTTCGTTGACCTGATCGCCAAGATCTTGTTGAAATAGAACGGGGGCTTAGCGGCCCCCGTTTTACTATGGAGAGCGGTATGTCTGATGCTTGGCAACGTAAAGAAGGTCAGTCTAAGGCTGGCGGGTTAAACGAAAAGGGGCGCGCATCCCTGCGCGCAGAAGGCCGCGACATCAAGCGCCCGGTCACCGCTGAAGAAGCAGATCGCAGCCCTGCGGCAGCAGAAAGGCGCGATAACTTCCGCTCACGGATGTGCGGAATGAAAGAAAAGCTTACGTCGGCTAAAACAGCACACGATCCCAACAGCCGAATTAATTTGGCGCTTAAAAGATGGGACGTTAAGTGCTAGTATGCGTTATTGATTGAGGAGTAACTTTCCATGTATCCCATTACACGTTCCACATCTGATGCCAGCGGCGGCGCTGTAGCGACCGTCCCTGTAGCGCTCGACCCCTTCATGTCTCAGTTTCAGGCGACGATTGTCTGCACTGTGACTGGCACAGCAAACTACACCGTTCAGTACACGCTGGATCAAATCCAAGCTGACGGATATGTTCCTGCCAACGGGAATTGGGTCACTGTTACTGGCCTTGGCACTCAGACAACCACTCAGGCGGTTGCTTTAAATCAACCCGTTATGGGCATCCGCATGGTGCAAAACAGTGGCTCTGGTTCTGTTTCCATGACAGTATTGCAGACTGGCGCTGGCAACTAAGGAATATCGGCATGACCGTAAGCGGCACTTTCAATTACAATCCGTCGCTTGGCGAACTGACGCTCTATGCATTCAACCTGTGTGGAATCCGCAACACTGCGCTGCTTCAGGAGCATATGGAATCGGCGCGCATGGCGTCAAACCTTCTGCTTGGCCGCTGGTCATCAGAGGGCGTTAACCTTTGGATGGTCGATCTTCAGACAATCCCGCTTGTTGCAGGTCAGTCGGATTATGCTCTCCCTGCCAATAACATCGTCATGCTCGACACCTATATCCAGACGGACAACGGATCTGGGCCACCAATTGACCGCCTAATCCTGCCTATCAGCCGTACTGAATATGCTTCTTATCCCAATAAGGAGCAGCAGGGCTTCCCAACGACATATTGGCAGGACCGCCAAATCTCCGGCACTGTGAGCCTATGGCCTGTTCCGGATGGCACTCAAACGTCTTTGAAATATTATCAGCTTTGCCAAATTGACGATGCTGATTTTAGCAACGGTCAGACGGTTAACGCCCCTTACTATTTCCTTGAGGCTTTTGCTTATGGATTGGCGCAGCGTCTAGCTATGATTTGGGCACCAGATCGCGTCCAAATGCTGAAGCCCTTGGCGGATGAATCTTACCAAATCGCAGCAATGCAAAACGTGGAAACAGCCCAGCAGTACATTTCCCCAATGATCTCTGGCTATTTTAGGTAGAATAAATGGCATACGCCTCACAGTCAGGTCGGGCCAGAACAAGTTCATCCAGCCCCCAAGCGCATGCGATCTGTGACCGCTGCGGGTTCCGCTACAACCATGCCGATCTTCAGTGGCAGTATGACTGGCGCGGTGCTGCTTTGCAGAATATCCGCATTCTTGTCTGCAATAGCTGCGTGGACACGCCTCAGGAACAGTTGCGGGCTATTGTGGTGCCTGCCGATCCTACGCCCATCATGCAGGCGCGTGTGCAAGACTTTAGGCAGGCTGAGACTGATTACCAGACAGTCACAGCGCCGCCAATCATTGATCCAACCACAGGCATCCCAATCCCTGTAAGCGTGACACTGACCACCCAAGATGGCGAGAATTTGCTGACACAGCAAACTGGGGCACCGACTGGCTTGACCCAAGGCGCAGTCATGCCGCTGGTTGGCAAGGAGCATTTCTCCGTCAAGCTTAACCCCTTGTCGATTTCCGCTGTTGGCACAGATCAAATTGCGGTCACGTTCTCAGCGGCTCACGGCCTTGTAACTGACGCCCAAATCTCTGTCGAAGGGCTTTCAAACCCTGAGGCATGCGGATTTTACAGTATCACGGTTACGACTGCTACGGCATTTACCTATCAGACAAATAAGGCTATACCGGCAGCATCGCTGCTCACCGGCACGACAAACATGGTCACGGCTCTGGTTGGTCTGCCATATGGCTTCACCCAGATACCGCAGACGGGGATTTAACAATGGCTAATACAACAATTCCTCAGCTTCCGCTTGCTACATCATTAAGTGGCGAAGAGCAGTTGGAGATTGTCCAAGCTGGCGTTTCGCGTCGCACAACCGCATCTGCTATTGCGGGTATTGCTGTCGGCCCAACTGGTCCAACTGGCGCTCAGGGCGGTATTGGCCCTACGGGCAGCAACGGCCCCACCGGGCCCACCGGCATTCAAGGTGCGGCAGGCAATCAAGGCCCATCTGGTCCTACAGGCGTAACCGGCCCAACGGGTGGATCGGGCCCAACTGGTCCAACAGGCACTCAGGGCGCTCAGGGCGTGACAGGACCTAATGGCCCAACTGGCGTTGCAGGTCCTACTGGACCTACCGGGGTTACTGGCCCAACAGGGCCAACTGGTCCTACCGGTAGTACCGGTCCAACCGGTACTCAGGGTGATAAGTTTCTTACCACCAGCACAACATCACTGACAATTGGCACGGGCCTTCAGTCTTTGACGGTTGGGACGGGCTTGGCGTACTCAGTCGGCCAAAGCGTGGTTATTTCCTATAGCCCGTCTTATATCATGACTGGTACCGTTTCCTCCTACAACTCCTCAACAGGGGCTATGGTTGTTGATGTTGACGTTACTACCGGCACTGGCACCCTTAATAGCTGGACTGTTAACATCAGCGGTGCAGCGGGTAATGTCGGCCCAACTGGTCCAACAGGTGCCACTGGCCCTACCGGCGCTAATTCGACTGTGGCAGGCCCAACTGGCCCAACAGGCATTCAGGGAGCCACAGGCCCCACGGGGCCGACCGGCGATGCATCAACTGTCGCTGGCCCAACAGGTCCAACCGGTCCAACCGGCGGCACAGGATTGACGGGCCCAACAGGCCCGACTGGGAATCAGGGGCCAACAGGGACTGGCGGTGCGCTTGGTAATTATGGCTCATTCTACGATGTCACTGACCAGACGGGGTCTTTAACTGCTCAGGTTGTTGCGATTGGCAACACTCTATCTGCCAATGGCATCGCGCTATCTGGCACAGGGCAGATAGTTATCGCTAATCCGGGCACATATCAACTTACCGTTTCCATTCAGCTTTTGAATGTGGACAATGCCATACACTATGCCGACATTTGGCTTAAATTTAACGGATCGAATTATCCGGACAGCAATACTCGATTCTTTATTCCTGCCCGCAAGAGTGCGTCCGAATACGGCTACACGGTGGCCACAATCGATTTCATTGGCGTTGCCCCTTCCGTCAATGACTATATCGAAGTTTTCTGGCAGACTGACAGCACTCAGGTTTCAATTGAGCAAATCCCTGCCTCTGGCAGCGTTCCTGCCACGCCGGGTGTCATCGCCAATGTTGCGCAGATTATGTACACCCAGATTGGTCCAACCGGCCCCACTGGTAACACAGGCGCTACCGGCCCAACCGGCCCTACTGGCGTAACTGGCCCAACAGGGGCAACAGGCCCAACAGGCCCAACAGGCGCTGATTCAACCGTGGTTGGCCCTACTGGCCCTACTGGTCCTACTGGTAACACTGGTGCAACTGGCCCAACAGGCGCTGGCACAGTTGTAAGTGTTGATGTGAGTGGTGGGACAACAGGTTTAACCACATCGGGCGGACCAGTAACGTCAACTGGGACAATCACGATTGCCGGTACGCTTGGCGCATCAAATGGCGGCACCGGCCTAACTTCTCCGGGCACTGCTGGAAATGTTCTGACCAGCACCGGAACCGCGTGGGTTTCACAGCTTGCACCAGCCGGTGGCATTACATACACTACGGTCAAGACGTCTAACTATACTGCTGCTGCCAATGACGGCGTCCAAACCGACACTAGCGGCGGAGCCTTCACGGTTACGCTTCCAGCCACTCCGGCTGTTGGCGATCAGGTATTTGTGATTGATACCTCAAGTTCGTGGGCTACAAACAACCTCACAGTAGGCCGTAACGGCTCAACCATTGAGGGTCTGGCTGAAGATCTCATCTGCAACATCTCCAGCGTCAGCGTCCAGCTTGTCTATAGCGGCACGACTTGGAACGTGTTTGCACAGGTCGGTGGCGCAAGCGGTGGTCTTATTGCGGTAACTGGCGGCGGCACAGGCGTGGCTACCCTAACTGGTTACGTTAAAGGTAATGGCACTTCGCCATTTACCGGTGTAGCTACCATCCCAACGAGCGACCTGACAGGGACGCTTGCCGTAGCTAACGGCGGCACAGGCGTAACTGCTTCAACCGGCACTACCGCTGTCGTGCTGTCAAACAGCCCGACCCTTGTTACGCCTACCCTTGGCGCGGCTTCGGCCACAAGCATCGCAGCCGCACTCGGCTCTGTGAGCGCACCAAGCTACACCTTCACCGGCGACACAAACACGGGGATATTCTCCCCCGCAGCCGACACCATTGCGTTTGTAGAAGGTGGCGTTGAGTCCCTGCGCATCACCAGCACAGGCGGTATCACATCTGCCGACCTCGTTGACGCAGTTGGCTACAAGGGCCTGCCGCAGAATAGCCAGACAGCGTCCTACACGCTGGCACTGGCCGACATGGGCAAGATGGTTAACACCACAACAGGCGGCGTGGTAATCCCCGCAAACGCTTCTGTGGCGTTTCCCATCGGCTCTGCAATATCTATCTTCAACAATAGCGGTAGCAATCAGACAATCAGTATTACTAGCGACACGCTGCGATTGGCGGGTACCGCGACTACTGGGTCCCGCACACTGGCTCAATATGGCCTTGCAACTTGCGTAAAAGTTGCCGCTACAACTTGGGCCATCTCAGGCGCAGGGATAACCTAATGACGGGTATTCTTAACGTATTGGTTGCGGGTGGCGCTGCGGCCCCCACATGCGCCACATTTACGACGCCCGGTACGTTTAGCTGGGTAGTACCGGCTTGCGTGACTAGCGTCGCTATGTTGGCGGTAGGTGGCGGTCAAGGCGGGGGCAACAGTAATGGAGGGTATAATGCTGGCCGTGGCGGCTCACTCGCCTATTTGAACGGGCGGGCTGTTACCCCCGGCACCAGCTATACTGTCGTCGTTGCGGCTGGTGCAAGCGGAACTGGGGGTGGTACAAGCCCCGGCGTAGGGAATAATTCTTCCGTTGCGATAGGTGGTACGGATGTACTTCGCGCCACAGGTGGCAACAACGGCTCAGGAAATATAGGTACTTCATCCCAATTGGGTGGCTCCGGCGCTACCTATGGCGGTGGTGGTGCTGCGGGATACTCTGGCGCAGGTGGTAACGGAGGTGCTTCATACAGCTCAGGCTCTGCGGCGGCGACTGGCGGCGGTGGTGGTGGCGGCGGCGCTGGCGGATACTGCTTTTGTAATCCATGCTCTTATGGTCGAAACGGTGGCGCAGGCGGCGGCGGCGTCGGAATATATGGCCTTGGCTCTACCGGCGCGGGCGGCGTGCTAAGTGGCGCAAGTGCAGGCGGCGGCGGCGGCGGGTCTGGCGGCGTTGCGGGATGCAGTTCAATCGCCAACACTGTTGGCCGTAATGGCGGCGCATATGGCGGCGGCGGCGGCGGAGGAGGTATTTTTACCTGCAGATGCAGTGGCCTATCAAACATTAATGGGCCCGGCGGTACGGGCGCTCAAGGCGCAGTCCGTATCGTCTGGGCTGGTGGCGCACGCGGCACACCTTCATTCCCATCAACATGCGTCGGAGCATAAAACATGGCAACTCTTTCAAGCATCCTTCCTCCGGTAAACGTATCGACAGCTTCAGGCACACTGCCTGTTGGCAACGGCGGTACAGGCGCGACTACGCTTACGGCGAACAATGTGCTATTGGGTAACGGCACCAGTGCAATTCAAGTTGTTGCACCGGGCACCAATGGTAATGTATTGGTCAGCGATGGCACGACATGGGTTTCGCAGGCACCGGCAGCTTCGGGCATTTCGCAGGCCAAGGTTACTGCAATTTCAATGATCCTCGGTTTCTAGGAGTAAATAATGGCTAACCCGAATATAGCCGCGCTGACTACGCTCACCGGCAACACAACGTACCTCACGCCCTCGGCCACGACCGCCGTTGTGTTGTTGCCTAATCCTGCTTCATCCAATCAGGTGTTCCGGATTAACCAGATTGTCGCGGCAAACGTGAACGGCACAAACGCGGTTGATACAACGGTGTCGGTTTACACAAACGGCGCTGTGGCTCAGGGTTCGGCTCCTTCAGGCGGTACGGCTTTCCCGCTTGCTTCTACGGTATCGGTGCCTGCTGACGCTTCGCTGATTGTGGTGGATAAAACAACGGCTATTTACCTGATGGAAGGCACGTCTATCTCGGTGACATCTGGGACTGCCAGCGGTATAACATATAGCATATCCTACGAAATCATCGCGTAAGGAATAGTACCTGTGTCGAAACGGTATCAGGGCGGCATCTTAGGGGCTGGTTTCAACCCACTGCAAGCGCCAAACGCGCCGACCATTGGCACGGCTACGGCTGGCGATACAACTGCCTCCGTCGCCTTTACTGCACCCGCTAACGTGGGCGGTTCTGCCATTACCAGCTATGTCGTACAAAGCACTCCGGGCGGCATCGGCGTGTCTGGCGCGTCCTCCCCAATTACCGTCTCTGGGCTGACAAATGGTACGGCCTACACGTTCCGCGTTACCGCACTAAATAGCTACGGGCCGTCGCCTGCGAGCGCGTCGAGCAATAGCGTGACACCTAATATTCCCCAAGGACAGCAAGCGTACACCGCTGCGGGTACATATACATGGGTCAAACCATCTGGCGTTACCAACGTGTCGATTGTCGCTGTCGGTGCTGGCGGTTCTGGTACAAGTAATTATCTCACTGGTGAAGTCGGCGTGTGCTGGTGCGGTTTTGGCGGCGGCGGCGGCGGTGGCGGTGGGTTGGCCTACCTCAATAACTATGATGTTTCAGCCCGATCCTCATTGCAGATTATAGTGGGCACGGGCGGTAGCAGCAGCACTACCGTTAATACTTGCGCGGGTGCGCTCATATTTAGCGCGGGTAGAGGTCAGAACGCCGGGTGTAACTGTGGCGGGGCTGGCGGTAGCGTTTTCACAGGGACATTTACGGCGGGTTATTCTGGCGGTCGTGGCGGCAACGGTGGGTACACTGCTTGTGGCACTAATTATTGCGGCGGCGGTGGCGGAGGTGGCGGCGGATATGCTGGTGTTGGTGGCACTGGTCGCTGTTCCCGCTTCGGTATTGCTTCTACTGCTGGCTCTGGCGGTGGCGGGGGTGGGGGTGGTGCCAGCAATGGCGGTGGTGGTGTCGGCATACTTGGTCAGGGCGCAGATGGCGCGGCCAACGGCGGCGGCGGGTCCGGTGGTGCTTCTGCGACTGGTTTAACCGGAGGTGGCGCATACGGTGGCGGCGGCGCTGGCCGTTTTGCCGGTGCGGGCGCGTCAGGTGCTGTCCGTGTCATCTGGCCCGGTACGACGCGCTCATTCCCATCGACAAATACAGGGGACCTATAAATGCCTAGTTATTCCGGCATCTGGAGCCTCTCTCAGCAGTTTCAAGGTCGCGGTCAGGGACTGTGGCCAACACCCCCCGGTGCGCCTACGATTGGCACAGCCAGTGTCGCTGGGGTTGGAATTGCTAGTGTAACTTTTACAGCGCCCGCTTGTGCAGGCGTCCCCGCAGTAATTACGGGGTATACCGCTAAATCGACGCCCGGCTGCATAACGGCCACTGGATCATCTTCTCCGATCACCGTGTCGGGCTTATGCTCGTCCACAGCATACACGTTTGCCGTTGCAGCCTCTAATGCGACTGGTACGGGGGGTTATTCCGCTCAGAGCAACAGCGTAACACCCAGCGCAGTTGTTGGGCAAGATGCCTACACAACTCCGGGAACGTACACATGGGTCAAACCCGCCGGTGTTACTACCGTATCTGTTGTCGCTGTTGGCGGTGGCGGAAATGGTGCAACCGGCTACATCTACGGCGACTATCCTGTTTGCTGGTGCTCCAACAACGGCGGCGGCGGGGCTGGGTCGCCGTTAACCTACCTCAATAATTACTCCGTACCCAATGCGTCATACACGGTTGTTGTTGGTAGTGCGGCCAACATCTCATCGTTCAGCCCCGCTGGTGGGTCTGCTATTTTTACCTCTGGCTATGGCCGCAACGGTGGTAACGGTAGATGTGGTGTCGCTCCATCCATCGCGGCAACCGGCACCTTCACTGCTAGTTATGCTGGTGGCGGTGGTGGCGCAGCCACCGGCTTTCCCTGTACCTTTCCACCTTATGGCACTGGCGGCGGCGGTGCCGGGGGGTATTCGGGTATTGGCGGCGCGGGGGGCTATGCCGTTGCCGGGGGTGCGGGCGCGGGTGGCGGCGGTGGAGGCGGTGCAAGTACCACTTCTTGTGCTGGCGGCGGCGGCGGTGGCGTCGGTATCTTAGGCCAAGGGGCTAACGGAGCTGGGGGGACCTACCCCAACGGCGGCGGTGGAGGCGGTTCAGGTGGGGCTGCGGGAGCGTCAGGTGTTGTCGGCGGTACAGGCGGTGCATATGGTAGCGGTGGCGGCGGTACACGGCTCGGTGGCAGCGCTGGCGTTGGTGGTTCCGGAGCGCTGCGCATTATATACCCCGGTAACACTCGATCCTTCCCATCAACATGTACAGGAAACCTATAAATGGAACACACAGACCTCGAACTTTACATCCAAATCCGTGACGGACAGCCGCATGAGCATCCGATCTTCGCGGACAACTTCCGTGCGGCTTTCCCTGACGTGGACACTGAGAACCTGCCAGACACGTTTGCTAAGTTCATTCGCGTCGATGCCCCTGTGCCTGACACCTATGAAGTGTATGAGGGTGTTACCTATCAGTGGGTAGATGGTGTTGTAAAAGACGTTCACAGCGTCCGCCCAATGACGGATGAAGAGCGCGTAGCTAAGGATGCTGAATTAGCTGAACAGGCGGTGCAAATGGCTAATGCGATACACCAATTTCGCATAGAGCGGTGCCAGCAAAGAGCAGATGAAACGGAAGACGCGACTCAAAAACAGCTTTGGCTTGATTGCCTTGCAGCACATCAGGCGTGGGTTATGGAAAGTGCCGATCCAATCACACCTGCATTTCCTCTCTTCCCTAAACAGGATTAAAGTGGCAATTAGGTAGCCGTTATATTATTATATAAGGATTAATTATGGCGCGTAAGAAAGTGTCGGAACCCGTGGTGGCTCCGCTAAACGAACTTCATTATTTTGTAACCCCTATCTACATCACCAAGCAGCCGCAGTTTCTTGAGACTGTCAAAGCCATCGCTGCTGACAGCATTAAACAGGTTCATGGTAAAGCCAAGCCCAATAAAATCCACCCAGTACTGATGTCTGGTAACATGTTAGAAGACCCGCGCATTGAGGAATTTGCCAACTTTATTGGGCAAACGGCGTGGAACATTCTGTCCAGCCAAGGCTACGCCATGGAGAATTTTAGCACTGGATTTAGCGAACTGTGGTGCCAAGAGCATTACCAGACATCTTCGATGGATTACCACGCGCATCCGGGCGGTAGCTTTCTCGTTGGCTTCTATTTCCTTGACACGCCGGAAGGTTGTCCACCCGCTGTCATTCACGACCCTCGTCCGGGTCGTGTCATGCTCGACCTGCCGCAAGCAGACGTGAACCAACTGTCGCTGGCCAGCACTATGGTCAACTTCACCCCAGAGCCGGGGATGATGATGTTTGCACCTGCATGGTTGGCGCACAGCTTCGGTCGCAACGTATCGAAGGATCCCTTCCGCTTTGTTCACTTTAACCTTACCGTACAGCCAAATGCGCCGGTTGCTTGCCCAATGCCAGAAGCGGAGATTGTGTAATGAACAGCAAGCCGCACCGGAATAACTGCGACTTCCAGTTAAAGCACTTCATGGCGGGAAGCTGCCATACAGCCGACGGTGCTTGGGCGCTGTTGCACGATCAGAAGATCGACATCGGCGTCAAAATTGAACATTCAAAGGCACAGGCGTTACGCCGTCAGGCTAAAGTTATGGCAGCGGAAGCCGTGCTGGCTGACGAAGCATCTACACCCATCGAACGACTTAATGCTGAGGCAGACCTGCTCGAATGCAATTCCGTCAATGAGGGTTGGGCACTTAACCACCAAGCCGCGCTGAATGAATATGATTACATCTGCAAGTTGATGGAAGAACTTGAGCCAAACCGTAAATACCGCGACCTGCCGTTCTTAGAGGCCAATGAAGCCATGCAACGCGAAGAGTGGCTGGGTGAATTGAAGACGCGGGCTGAGAACTTCTTGCTTACGGCTGGCACAATACCGCACGACCACCTCAACACCATGCGCTGCCACCCAGACTTCGAGGCGCAAATTGTGCCGCACATTGAGGCAATAACCCTAAAGGTAATCAATAGCCAAGGCGACCGCACCAAGGTGCTGACCAACATGAAGCCATTATTTCTGGAGGATAAGTCATGACCGGATTTGTAAAAACTAAAGACAATGTGTTTGTTGAATACCCCTACGGCGCGCACGAACTTCAGCGCGACAACCCAGAAGCTAACCACCCATATGAGTGTGACTTTGTCAGCATATTCCCAACTACACTTGCCGCTACCCGTGATGGCTTTGCGCTGTCGCCAGTCGTTGTGGATGAAGTTCCTGATTATGACGGTCAGACGCAGACGGTACACCGCTCAGAGTTTCCATTTATTCGTGACGGTGGCTGGGTGTTCTCATGGATTGTAACCGACCTGACACCAGAGCAAATTGCCGGAATGCAGGCTATTCGGGAGCAGAGATAAGCTGATGGCGCTGTTCCACATCCGCTATAACCAGACGCGGGGTAAGCCGGGGCGTGGTACGGTCGATCACGTCTGGCGCGTGTTTGAGGACGGTAAAGAGTATCTGACTAAGAACGTCGAGATTAATGTGCCTTGCAAGGGTGAGAAAACCGGCGGAGATTGGAGCATGGTCTGTAAGGGAACACTGCACTTGGATCGCGAGACATCTACTGCTATAATAGACCCGTAAGGAACTGAACCCATGAGTAACCGTTGGCCCGGTGGTATTATTAGGAAGACACCTGTAACCCCTGCTGGCCCGTTCCAGTGCGGTGCGGCCTCTGGCGTGTGGTCGTTGGCTGATGCTGCCTATTGGACGAAGCAAGGCCTGTGGCCGATTGCTGGGAACATTGCGGACGGGACTTTTGCAATTTTTGCGCTGGGGAATAATTCCAGTTTTGCGGCGACCACCACACGGAATAAGTATACATATTCGGGCTGTGTAGTCAGCGCAGGCGGTGCAGCCACATCGGCGTCATTCTACGGTTCCGCTGCGGGCAACAGCACTAGAGGCATTTTCGCATTGGGTCAGGCACCCTCCGTCTCTACCACACGGGACAAATACACCTACGTTGGTTGTGTAGTCAGCGCCGGAACTGCTGCCACAGCAGCTTCGACCCAAGGCTCCGCTGCGGGCAATAGCACCGTTGGCATTTTTGCGCTGGGTCTTACGGGGGCCGTTCGCTCTACCACCCGCGATAAGTACACCTATTCAAGCGACGCAGTCAGCGCGGGCGGCGCAGCCACAGTGGCATCACGCACCGGATCTGCTGCTGGTACCAGCACGATTGGTATTTTTGCTTTAGGTTGTACGGGTAGCCGTTCGACCACCCGCGATAAGTACACTTACTCAGGCGACACAGTTGGCGCGGCAACTGCGGCTACAGCAGCTTCGACCTGCGGCGCTGCTGTGGGCAACAGCACGGTTGGTATTTTTGCGTTGGGGTTCACGACCGTTACCGTCACCACGCGGGATAAGTACACCTACTCAGGAGATGTAGTCGCCGCAGGGGGCGCAGCCACAGTGGCATCAGGCGCAGGCGCTGCTGCAGGCAATAGTACAGTCGGCATATTTGCTTTAGGTTACACGACCGGCCCCTCCACCACACGCAACCGATACACCTACTCAGGCTGCGTAGTCAGCGCAGGCGGGGCAGCAACAGCGGCGTCAAGCAGCGGCTCCGCAGCATCTAACGGCACAATCGGAGTTAACATATGATTGAAGAACTTATCAGCCGCCTTTAACAAGGTAATAATTATTTTATAGGTTATATATCCAATGAAAATATGCGTTTATGCCATCTCCAAAAATGAAGAGATGTTTGTTGAGCGGTTCTGCAAATCGGCCAGTGATGCAGACCTAATCCTGATTGCTGACACCGGATCGACCGACAATACCGTCAAGCTTGCGAAGAAGCATGGCGCAAAGGTGTCGCCAATTTGCATCACCCCTTGGCGCTTCGATGATGCCCGCAATGCTGCGCTGGCCCTGATCCCAAAAGACATCGACATCTGCGTCAGCCTTGATCTGGACGAAGAACTTCAGCCCGGTTGGCGTGAGGAAATTGAGCGCGTGTGGTCAGAAGACACCACCCGCCTGCGATATAAATTCGACTGGGGTGCCGGAATCGCGTTCTTTTACGAAAAGATACACGCACGTCACGGCTATCGCTGGGTTCACCCGTGCCATGAATATCCAGTGCCTTATCTGATCGACGAAAAGTACGCCCAGACCGATATGCTGCTGGTGGTGCATAAGCCAGACAATACAAAGAGCCGTGGCCAGTATCTGCCGCTGTTGGAGATGTCGGTCAAAGAAGACCCGCACGATCCGCGCAACGCATTTTATTATGCCCGTGAATTATCGTTCCATGGGCATTGGCAAAATGCCATTGATGAATGCAATCGGTATCTGGCGTTGCCCGGTGCCAGTTGGGCGAATGAGCGCTGCTATGCGTACAGGGTAATGTCGCGCTGCTATTCTGAATTGGGCGACTGGGATAATGCCATGCGGTCTGCGCGTATGGGCATGGTGGAAGCGCCAAACACCCGCGAACCTTGGGTCGAGATTGCCAAACTGGCCTATGAACGGCACATGTGGGCTGAATGCTATGGCGCTGCGTTGTCTGCGCTGGCCATTAAGAACCGCGAACTGGTATATACTGTCGATCCTGAGGTGTGGGGCTCGAAGCCACATGACTATGCCAGCATTGCGGCTTGGTATCTTGGCATGAAAGAGGTGGCTATTGAGCAGTGCGAATTAGCGATCCAGCATGCCCCAGATGATGAGAGATTGCTGGAAAACCTAAGGCTCATGACTAAAAATGCCGATTTATTATCAGCACTAGAACATTGACTCTATATTTGGTAGAACGCCGCAATCATTTTTATTGCAGCAGGATGCCATGCCAGCAACACCTCAGACAACACCACTTACCTATAATGGCTATGTGACGCAGGTCGCAACTATGGCCGTTGTCAATGTGCAGACCACCTCTGGTGTTGTTGTGGGGGTGGATGCGGCATTCAACGCCATTATCCCCCAGATGCTCAACTACGCAGAACTGCGCATCCAGCGCGATTTGGACCTGCTTCCATCTCAAACATCGCGCCCTTACACCCTAACCATTGGCGATAACAAATTGCAGATTGGGGCGTATGATTTTGTCACCGTGCAAACAATTGCCCTGAACGTGTCTGGGGAGACGTATCCACTTCTTCCAGCCACAAAAGAATATCTGCAAAATGTGTATGGATCTTCGGCCACTGCCAGCAGGGCGCAGCCAAAGCTATTTGCTATGTTTGGCGGTGATCTCGCAACTGGCGGCGAAACCACCAACAATATTCTTGTGGGGCCATATCCTGACGCCGCTTACACCGTAGAAGTGACCGGCACGGTGCGCCTGCCGACGCTGTACGAAAATGCAACAACGCCTTTGGCCAGCACTGGCACAACCTTTATCAGCACATATTTCCCCGACCTTTTAATCCAAGCGTCGCTGATTTATATTTCCCAATTCCAGCGCAACTTTGGTCAGGCGTCTAACGATCCAGCCATGGGGCCAACATATGAATTGCAGTATCA